GTGCGTTACTGGAATGCCCAGTACATGCAGAACCCCGTATCAGAGGAAGGCGCACTAATTAAGCGGGAATGGTGGAAGATTTGGGACAAAGAAACTCCTCCCGTTTGCGAGTTTACTATTATGAGCCTAGATGCGGCACAGGAAGCCAATAACCGGGCAGACTACAACGCATTAACAACTTGGGGCGTGTTTTTTAACGAAGAAACTAATAACTTTGCCATTATCTTACTTAATGCTATCAAGAAGCGGATGGAGTATCCAGAGCTTAAGAAGCTAGTATTAGAAGAGTATAAAGAGTGGCAACCTGATGCGTTCATGGTTGAGAAGAAGTCCAACGGCTCGGCCCTGTACCAAGAGTTTAGGCGGATGGGCGTGCCTGTGGGGGAGTTTACCCCTGGCAAAGGGCAAGATAAAATTGCGCGGGTTAATGCAGTGAGCGACTTGTTTGCTTCTGGCATAGTATGGGCTCCAGACCGCAGGTGGGCCAAGGAGGTTATTGAGGAGTGCAATGATTTTCCTAGCGGTGCAAACGATGACTTGGTAGACTCGACTACCTTAGCATTATTAAGGTTTAGGCAAGGTGGGTTTTTACGTCTCCCTTCGGATGAACCGGAGGATGATTTCATGTACAAGTTCCGCAAAAAAGCGGCGTACTACTAAGGATAAATGATGGCTACTAATATGGACAGAGCGTTATACGCTGCGCCCCAAGGACTTGACCAGATCAATAATGATGAGGAAGAGCCGCTTCAGATCATAATTGAAGACCCAGAGGCAGTAGACATCTCAGGTCCGGGCTTTGATATGCACATGGAGAAAGCTGAAGAAGACGAGGAAGAGTTTGAGAAAAACTTAGCTGAGGAAATGAGTGAGGGTGACCTTACTCAATTAGCTGGGGACCTGATTGAGGATTTTGAAACAGATATTTCTAGTCGCAAGGACTGGATACAAACCTACGTTGACGGCCTACAGTTACTGGGTCTAAAACTAGAAGAGCGCATGGAGCCGTGGCCCGGCGCTTGTGGCGTCTACCATCCCTTACTGGCAGAGGCTGTGGTTAAGTTCCAAGCTGAAACCATGATGGCTACCTTCCCTGCTTCGGGGCCAGTTAAGACACAGATTATCGGTAAAGAAACTACAGATAAAAAAGAAGCGGCTGAGCGGGTTCAGAATGACATGAACTATCAGCTAACGGACGTGATGGTTGAGTTTAGGCCTGAGCATGAGCGCATGCTCTGGGGCTTGGGTCTGGCGGGCAATGCGTTTAAGAAGGTGTACTTTGATCCGGGCCTAGACCGTCAGACATCTATGTATGTGCCAGCAGAGGACGTGGTTGTGCCATACGGCGCTTCAAGCATTGAGTCCTCAGAGCGGGTTACGCACGTGATGCGTAAGAGTAAGAACGAGCTACGTCGCCTACAGCATGATGGGTTCTATAGAGATGTGGACTTAGGCGACCCCATCAATGTGATGGACGACGTAGAGAAGAAGATTGCAGAGAAGCTAGGCTTTCGAGCTACGTCGGACAACCGGTTCAAGCTCTTGGAGATGCAAGTTGAGTTAGACCTCAAGGGCTACGAGCATAAGGATGATAAAGGTAAGAAAACAGGCATTGCGCTGCCGTACATTGTTACGCTAGAGAAGGGCACTGGAGAAGTATTAGCGATACGGCGCAATTGGAGGCCAGAGGATGACACATATCAGAAGCGGGCTCACTTTGTGCATTACCCATACATTCCGGGTTTTGGTTTTTACGCTTTTGGCCTTATTCATCTTATTGGCGCTTACTCTAAATCTAGTACTAGTATCTTGCGCCAGCTTGTTGATGCTGGCACTTTATCTAATTTACCCGGTGGCTTTAAAACTCGTGGGCTTCGTACGAAGGGTGATGACACTCCTATCTCGCCGGGGGAGTTCCGCGACGTAGATGTACCTAGCGGCACTATTAGGGATAACCTGATGGCGCTTCCCTACAAGGAGCCTAGCCAAGTGTTGATGGCCCTGTTGGGGCAGATGATCGCAGAGGGACGTAGTTTTGCTGGCTCTTCTGAGTTGAGTGCATCGGACATGTCTGCACAGGCTCCGGTGGGCACTACGTTGGCTATTCTTGAGCGTAGCTTAAAGACCATGAGTGCTGTACAGGCACGCATCCACTACGCGATGAAACAGGAGTTTAAGCTCCTTAAAGAGATCATTCGTGACTACACCCCACCAGACTACAGCTACGACCCAGAAGAGGGTGACCGTCGGGCTAAGCAGTCGGACTATGACATGGTAGAGGTTATCCCTGTCAGTGACCCTAACGCCACTACTATGGCTCAGAAGGTTGTTCAGTATCAGGCGGCTCTCCAGCTAGCGAAGACGGCTCCTCAGTTGTATGACCTACCAGTGTTACATCGTCAGATGTTAGATGTCCTTGGCATCAAGAACTACCAGAAGCTCGTGCCTGTAGAGGACGACATGAAACCGCGTGACCCTGTGACGGAGAACATGAACATCCTCAAGGGTAAGCCGGTCAAGGCATTTTTGTACCAAGACCATAGGGCTCATATTGCGGTTCATATGGCAATGGCGCAGGACCCACACATCCAGCAGTTGATAAGCCAGAACCCACAGATGGCACAACAGATGATGGCAACAGGGTCAGCGCACATTGCAGATCACTTAGGCATGGAGATGCGCAAGCAGATGGAGCAGGCGATGGGTCAGACCCTACCGGCTTATGAGGATGACCAAGATGAGAACATGATGTCTCCAGAGATGGAGGTTAAGGTCTCTCAGATGGCAGCACAGGCGGCGCAGCAGCTACTTCAGCAACATCAGCAAGAAGATCAGCAGAAGAAGAATCAGCAGCAGTCGCAAGACCCGCTCATTCAGTTACAGCAGAAAGAACTTGAGATCAAGCAAGGTGAGTTGCAGCGCAAGCAGGCTAAGGACCAAGCGGATACGCAGGCCAAGATGGCTCAGATTCAGGTCGAGCTAAAACGCATTGAGACTACTCAAGAAACTGAAGGAGCTAAGTTAGCGCTACAGCAGCAAACAGCAGACAAGCAGCAAGAACGTCAGCATGAGGCTACTGGGTTCCAAGCTGGGTTGGATATGCGTAGGCACAGAGAGCAGCTATCACATCAGGCTGAGATGGCTCAAGCTCAACGGGAAGCACAGACAGCACAAGCGGAGAAACCCGCGAAGAAAGGTGAATGATGTACGAGAGTCATAAATTACTCGAAGTCATTAACGAACGGATTGACGAAGGAGTCAAACATATCGAAGAGGCTCTAGCGGCTAAGGCTGCTAAGAGCTTTGAAGAGTATTGCGAGATGTGTGGGGTTATTAGAGGTCTGCTCACCGCCCGCTCTTATTTATCAGACCTCACACACCAACTGGAGAAATCAGACGATGAATGATATCGACCTAAGCAGAGCAGTGGACTTGTCCGCCGTAATGCACAAAGCAGCAGAGGAAAAAGCAAAACAGTTACCCGTGCCGTCAGGCTATCGGATTCTGTGTGCGATCCCTGAAGCTGAGAAGGAGTTTGATAATGGGTTAGTTAAGGCAGACGAGACTATGCGCAACGAGGAGCTACTGACTACAGTGCTGTTCGTGGTGGACATGGGCCCAGACTGCTACAAAGATGCAACTAGGTTCCCAACAGGACCGTGGTGCAAAAAAGGTGATTTTGTCTTGGTTCGGCCTCACGCTGGTACTCGACTGCTCATCCATGACCGTGAATTCCGCATCATTAACGACGATTCTGTCGAAGGTGTTGTAGAAGACCCACGGGGAATTAAACGCAAATAGGAGCGCACATGGCTACATTTAAAGGTGAAGAATACAAGTTTCCCGACGAGGTTGAGCCCGAAGAGAAACTAGAAATTACTATTGAGGAGGACGAGGACGATATTAAAATCGAAGTCGTTGACGATACTCCCAAAGAAGACCGACATATTGATCCGCTGCCGGAGGCTATTAAGGAAGACCTTGAGAAAGCCGACGAGTCTGCTGAGTATTCTAAGAATGTAAAGCAGAAGTTTACTCAGTATAAAAAAGCTTGGCACGACGAGCGTAGGGCTAAAGAGGCTGCATTTAGAGAGCAACAAGAGGCTCTAGTAGCTACGCAACGCATCCTTGATGAGAATCGTAGACTAAAGAATATGCTCCAGACAGGGGAGAAAGAGCTTATTTCTACGTACCAAAGCTCCGCGCAAATGGAGTTGGATAAGGCTGAGCGCTCCTATAAAGAGGCCTACGACTCAGGCGATTCTGACAAAGTACTAGCGGCGCAACGCGAGATGATGCGTGCGGAAATGAAACTAGATAAGGCTAAAAATTTCCGCCCCACTATACAAACGGGCGAAAATGAGGTACAAACTACCCCACAGCAGCAAGTTAGCCAACAAATGGACCCGAAAGTGGCAAACTAAGTGTCCAGAAACCCTTGGTTTGTAGCGTCGGATAAACT